TTACAAAACTATTTTTAGGAGTAGGGATTCCTTTAGGAGCATACTTTGACATTACAATGACCTCATGTTATTCATTAGCGTATCTTCTTCTAAGTAATCTTTAACAATTTTAGCTAATCTTCTGGCTTCTGCTTCAGTTGCGGAAGCTACGTTCACGTTGATGTTTACGTAGTTCTTTTTTCCAGAGCTACTTGATGAGCCAACATCTAGGTTAGGGCCTCCAACGTTTGAGTTAGACCCCCCACCAGAACCAAACTTAGAATTTGTGGCAGAAGTTTTTGCCAAGAGATTACCCGTGGCTCCCGAAGCAATTGCTGCCCCCATGTAAGAAGAAGGTATTTTTGTGGCGCTATTACCAGAACCAGCGCTAAATCCTAATGCTGAAGCCCCATTACTTCCACCTTGAGATGAGCCATCCCCCATTGAAGATGCGGTAGATGAGGTATTGCCCGCAACGACTGCAACAGACCCCGAAAGTCCTAAACTTGCAGGGTTTACGGGTTGTCCATTTTTTCTAGTTTCAAAATGAAGGTGAGGCCCTGTGACATACCCAGTAGCTCCTGATGATGCGATAACCTGACCTTGAGAAACTTTATCTCCTTTGTTTACGCTTATCCCACTAAGGTGAGCGTAAAGCGTAGTAATGCCACTTCCATGGTCAATTATGAGGTAGTTACCGTAAGACCTACTGCCAGAACCAGACCCAGTCTCAATAACAGTGCCATTTCCAGATGCTTGAACAGATGTTCCCGAACCACAACCATAGTCGATAGCAAGGTGAGGATTTCCTCCCCACAAAGCAGTGCCATGAATATCGGTTACTTGCCCATACTTTGTGGTGATTGGTACTTTAGAAGAAACAGGTGCAGAAAGTTTTACAGCTCCAGTAGTATCCGAAGACCCTCCTAGTCCGTTTAAGTCAGTGGCTCCGCCTTGAAACATGCTTCCAATAGTGCTTCCAGCGTTTCCTCCAAGAAATCCACCCAATGCAGCACCTCCGATTGCAGTGGCAACATTGAGGCCAGGAACAGGAACTAAAGCACCGAGGATTCCGCCCAATGCAGACCCTGCAGTAGAGCCTATAGAGCCACCTATGTCTGAGCTACTTCCCCCATTTGCGATAGTGGAGGCTACGTTCAGGGCGCCTAATGCTGTGGATAATACAGGAACTCCTTTTGAAAGTACCCCAGAAAGTTTACCTATTTTACCCCCTTGACTATACCAAGGTCTTTTTGCAAACTGACCCTTTTTATTACGGTATTGCCCTCCAGAGCCACCTTTTCCGCTTCTACCACCAAGACGAGCAAGCATAGACATGTCACTAAGGTTGCTAAGAATACTTCCAATAGCTCCTCCAGTAGCGGCTGTTGCCCCTACTGCTCCTGCAATAGCAGGGTCTTGCATTGCTAAGTCAGCACCCCCAGCAAATCGTGCAAGAGATTTTCCTGTTGAGCCTTGTAGGAATTTGTTAAGAGCTCCTTCAAATTTTCCTACTGCAATAGCGGCATCTTTCATGCCCTCTACATAAGATGATGTAGCAGTTACCATTGTTTGAGTTTGGGCACTTAGTGCATCCATTTGTGACTGATTAGGATTGCCTCCAGCAGCTTTAGCTAACTCAGCGCCATAAGTTTGATTATTCCAATACTTGCCCTTAGAGGCATCACGGATGTATTGAGAAGCCATTGAGCGCATTGTTGGGTCTTCAATAGACTGAAGGTTTGCAGTTAAAGCTCCACCAGGACCAAGTGCAGTAGCCACTTGCTTAGCAGACATTCTGCCACCACCAGTTAGACGGTCATTTAGCATAGCCAAAGTCTGCACAGGTGTGGCGCTTTGGCCTCCATCTGGGTTAGTGGTGTAAATTCCAAAGTTTTGTAGCAACCCCATAGAAGCTGAGCCACTGTACATTCCGCCAATAGCTTTAGCAGCAACGTCATTAGGGGTGTTCATATACTTTCCAGCGCCTTTAACAGCGTTAAGAATGTTACCGTACTGCCCAGCACCTCCAGCTAACCCCTTTCCCCCATATAGGATTCCTTGGGCAGCTAAACTTTGTGAAACTACTCCAGGGGCTCCAGCAATGTTCATGCCCCCACGAAGACCGTTAAACGTACCCCTTAGTACGTCTTGATAACTATAGGCATTTCGAAAACTTGTTGCAGAAGTAACTGCAGCACCATAAGCGCCTTGTGCCATTCCCATGGTAGTGCTGACATTAGGTAAAGCTGCAAGAGCTGCCCCTGCTACTCCAAAAGAACCTTTTATAGCAGGGCCTAAAACACCTGAGAGTAGACTAATTGCACCAAAAGATTTTCCTAGAAGGTTGTTACCAGAACTTCCTAGTTTAAGCTGACCTGAACCCGTGTTTCCTCCAGGACCAGAGTTCATTGCTCCTTTTAAACCAGTGCTTAGCCCAGCAAGTTTTTCAACAACTTTTTCAATCTCTTTGCCAAGGGCCTTCATCTCATCTTTTACATGGCCAATGTCCGATGTAAGACTATTTGAGTTAAAGTCGTTCATTGTTGAGTCTTTCTTAACGTAGTCTCGTACTCTCTAGCTAGTTCTAGCCAGTTAGCACGTTCTTTGTAACTAAAATCTTTTATTTCAGAAAGAGACCAACCTGTAAACACTTTGGTAAGAATCATCCAAGTAGATAAAAGTTCTCTGTACTCGATACTAGAATCGAAACAAAGCTCCAATACTTACTGGAACCACCAACTCACCATCGCATTTAGGGCATTCCATAGTAAGGTCTTCAAACTTAGGTCCTGGTGCACGTGAGGTAATCTCATCTACCAACTTTTGGCGGTCTGCCATTCCCAAATCTTGAACTTGAGAACGAGATACCACATGCTTGCCATTGATAGACAAAACAGTTTGTTCCAAAAGGATAGTAATTTTTTCTGAAACGTTTCCAGAGTTATCAATGATTTTGGTTTCCGTTATGCCTGTAGGCAGCGTAACCATAAATTTCTTGTTTCGTCCTTCAACTTCAAACACCCTGTCTTCTATAGGGTTAATCAAAGGCTTAACTTTGATGTCCTTTAGAAGGTCAAGCTCCACCTCTTCTACGTTTCCGCAACTACTGCAGAATCCAGAAAGGGAGGCTGTGTCTCCGTAAGTTGCACGGTAAATACCTAGCAACAAAGCGTCTCTATCACCGAGTAGTAGCCCGTTAAGAAGGTCTGGTGTAGCCGTTTCTTCACCAATAGTAACAACTCCACGCTGTAACACTGATGAGTAAACTTTGTTAAAGTTTTGAGTACGAGCAATAAACTCTTCGTCTTTGCCCGTAAGTTCTTTTACTTTTGCAGTTTGAAGCAAGCCCCCAGAGAATGTTACATATCCTCCAGGGAGCTCGACCTCAATGTCTGTTGGTACAGTAAGCTTAGCTGGCTCTATTTCGACAGTAGGTTCTCTTAGAGCTTCAGCAGCTAATTGGTTAGCTAGTTGCGGGTTTTTTGCTGCGTTAATTACTTGGTCATTCATTTTATACTCCTTATGTTTTGCGGTATTAGGCGATTGTGGCTGCTGCTGAAGTTAAGCTAGCTGCTAGGCTCATTTCAAAACCTTCGTGAACCATGCTAATTTGTTCAACAAAAATAGCATTGTCACCAGCGTTTAGGTCTGAGTAAGCGATTGAGCTAATCCAAGCGTTGTAAACTTTAAAGCGTTGAACTACAAAGTCATCCTGCTCAGTGCCTGCCGTGCCATTAGGGGCCGTAATTCCCGAAGCTATTGGGTGTGCAAGAACTTGAATTTCAACATCGCAACGGAAATTATCCACTACAGTCCTAGTAGTTGATGACTGTACTGTCTGAAACATCATTTTCATCCAATCCCAGTTCTGCGAAGTACCAATCATCATTCCTCTAGAAAGAGTGATTGGAGCAAACGAAGTCTGGCCAGGAATCTGGTGGACAGTCGTATTGTAGCTACCTTCACGATAAGGGATTGAATCAGTAGTGGTGGCAAGTCCAGACACTGACGTAAACCCAAATTTAATGGCGCCTAGAGCCGTTACAGCAGCTCCTGATGCAGAACCCGCAATTGCAGCATGCGGAGTAAACGACACTAGGAACCTAAAGTTTCTGATTGGGTCAGTGGCTAGTGTTGAGCGGTTATTTAAGATAGTTGGCATTTTTATCTTTCTTTGGGGTTAGTTGCCAGTAATTTGGCTTAGGTTGATAACAACAAACTCAGCAGGATACTGAAGAGCGACACCGACTTCGATGTTTACAGCCCCCGTAGCAATTGAATTAGGGGTGTTGTTTTCTGAGTCTACTTTTACATAGAAT